CCAATTGGCAAATCAACTATATCTGTCTTATCTCTTTGGTCTGATAAAGAACTAATTGACGTATCATTACAACGTAAACTGCTTATACCTGTACCGCCTAAAGTACATTCATTACTTGCTGTAGTAGAGGAAGCCGACCCTGCAATATTTATATTACTAGATCCTGTCGTTTGATCGTATCCTGCCATATATCCGTATGAAGTATTGCCAACACCTGTAGTAAGCAGCATATGAGAATACCTACCCATAGCCGTATTATTTTGACCAGTACAAAGATATAAAGCGTTTGTACCCATCCCTGTATTGTTATCACCAGTTTGGTTTGAGTACAAAACATTGTCTCCAACAGCAGTGTTCTGCCCTGCAGTAGTGATACCAAAAGCCGCATAAGAGCCGAAAGCAGTTAAATTACTACTTGTTGACCTATGATAGCCTGCGTTATTTCCTACTAAAGTATTTGAATTTCCTGTACTAATTGATTGCCCTGCAGAATTTCCCATGGCCACATTGTGACTTCCTGTACTTACAGCAAGGAGTGCAGATTGTCCAATTGCACAATTATTAACCCCTGTACTGACTGTCCCAAGAGCATCTTTACCCACAGCAACATTTCGATAACCTGTCGTTAAATTATCGAGAGCACCATTACCAACTGCGACTACATCGTATGCAGTAGTAATTAATTTTCCAGCATTTGTTCCAATTGCCACGTTGTTTGATGTGGTGGTTGTTGTATATAATGCGTCTTTACCAATTGCAACACAATTACCTGCTGTAGTTAGACTATTACCAGCTTCATCTCCAATACATACATTTGAACTGCCCGAAGTAATTGAAAACAATGTTGAATAACCTATACCGACATTTTTTTGTCCTGTTCCTTGTCCAGTTGAACTACTTAACGAACTGTGCATTGCTGATCTGCCGATAGCCACGTTATAACCGCCACTTCCTATATACCTCCCTGCTGCTGCTCCCACGCAAGTATTTTCTGCTGCTGTTATATACCTTCCAGCTTCTAAACCAACTGCAACATTTAATGATTGAGTAGTAGCAATTGTGAATGCGTTAGTACCTACTGCTACGTTAGAATCGCCTGTCGTGATAGCCGTTCCAGCATTTTTTCCAAATAATGTATTATTTTCTGGACTTGATCCGCTAAAACTTGCACCAGCATCTGTTCCAGCAATAGTATTACCTTGTGCATCACTTGTTACACCGCCACTAATACCTGAAAGACCAGAGCCATCCCCTGCATAAGCTGTTGCGGTACAAGTTCCTGAGACTGTAAATCCACCTGTTACTGTCTCAGCCTTTTTTGCATTATCAAAATATAGTTCTACTCCTCCGTCTTGATTTGCAACTATTGCATTATCATCACTATTTAAAAGCACTTTAAATGCTCCTGTGACATTTGAAATTATACTGTTTGTTCCATTATGAAACAGGGACATATCAACACCTGATCCAAAAGTTGCCTTTGCATTATCTAAAAACTCAAGTGCATTATCTGATCTGTCAAATTGTATGTCTCTTCCAGCAGTAGCACCGTCAAAAGTTACATCATCAGTAAACACAACAGTAGAAGCAAAGTTACTCGCAGCGTCAACATCTAAACCACCAGCTAAAGTAAATAAATTTATCCAAGCATTATTTGCACTATTTCTCATCTTTAAAATATTATTACTTGTATCAGCCCACAACATATAAGCTGCTGTCGTACTTGGAGCCGAACCAGAACTATTATTTGTTAATACCGCCTGTAATACATTATTTAAATCCGTTCTGACCGCACTACCAGAACCGTTCGCTATAACGTAGTCATGTGTTGCCATTACTTAACTCACTTTTTTATCTAAGTATATCTTAATTGACATTTTTTAACTACCTCGCCCGAAACCTGTAGCAGTATATTTAAAGTTTCTATCAACAAAACTTGAGCCATTTTTTATATCAATAGTAAATCCAGTTCCAGAAATACTAGACAAAGCGAAGAAATCTCCTGACTGTGCATTTTCTATTGTTATTCCTATAGAAGGCAAAGCTGAACCAGCACCAACACTCGTTCCAGAAGCTCCTGTAAAGAATGTATTGGCAAAAGTAACGGCTTTACTTGAAGTCCCAGAAGCAATTACTGAATTTATGGTTTCAGTTCTGCTTTCTAGTTGGGCTGTATATCCTAATTGTTCTATTTCTATGCTTTGTGCAGGGTCATCCGATGTTAACTCTGTTCTAAATCTGAATGTTCTTGCAATAAAAGTTCCATTTGCAAATGTATTAAATTTAGAAAATTCAGCAGAATAAGTACAATTTCCACTTGTTGTTTGACTGTCTGTTGCTAAAACAGTAAAACTATTTGTTGCTGCTGTTAAAATTTCAAAATTTCCACTTGTTGCGTTTCCAGAAGAAAATGTGATTTCTACATTACTGCCTACAGAATAACCGTGACTTGATTTTGTAATTGTTAATGTTGTGGTTGATTGTGCATAACTGGCCGAAACTGAAGTTGTTGCAGCCGAATCACTTGTTGAAACTAGCATTTTTGCATTAACATCTGTTGCAGTATCTCCGTCAAAATCAGTCCACGTGTCAATATTTGCGGTTCTATCGTCAAACAGGTCACTTGGATAAAAACCTTGAGTAACAATATGTCTTGTTAGTTTTAAAGGTTGTTTGCCTCCTAAATCTAATTTATTTGCAAAATCATAAGTTCCACCAGTAATATCAACAGAACCTAAAAAATCAAAACTAGGAATTGAGTCAAAATCAGTAACGGAATCTAATAAAGTAGTTGACCCAAGAACTAAACCATTTACATCTTCACTAACAAAACAGTCAACTTTAGTGCCAGCAAAAGGTGGACTGTCAGTATCTTCTCTATCTGTAAAAACTGTAAGTTTTGGAAATGGGTCTGGAACATTAATAATTACAGAAGTTTCCCCAGAACTTAACCGCCCACCATCATCTCTGTATTTTAAAATTACCTCACCTTCTACTGCTGGAATTATAATCTCGGTAGTCGCACCAGATTTTGCTGGAATAAGATCAACAGATTTAGTAAAAGTACCAGTTCCATCTGTTAAATTAGAATGTCGGCACACCACAGACCCCCCATGTACCACGTCAATATCTGTAGCTTTATCAAAACGTAATCTTACAAATTGATCTGATACAGGTTCAACAACTAAACCTGTTACATCTTGAGGAAGTGCAGTTTTACCAACAGCTTCAAAGTTTAAATCTGTAGAGGTTGCTGACAGTTGACCTTGCACATTATAACTGAATACTTGTATTTCATAAGTTCCAAGTTGACTGTTCAGTATTTCAAAATCAGGTCTTGAAACTTTTTCTGAAACATAATTACCATTTTCATAACGATAGTTAACTTGATATTCAAAAACCCCATTTATGGGTTGCCAGCTAATAATTATTTTTGATACAGCTTGATTGTTTATTGCAACAATTTTTTCTATTGCAACAACTCCAGAAGGTGGTTCTTTAAGCTCATTTAAAACACTTATACTTCTAGCTGGCAGAGAACTGCCATCCTCTATAAAATCATATTTACCAGCAACATAAGACAAAGCAGTAATTGTGTAGTTTATTCCATCTTGTTCTTCAACTGTTATCACACGAAATTTCTGTGATTCAACAGTGGTATTTTGCAACATCCAAATAGTGTTAACATTTGGTGTTTGCGAAAAAGCAGAACTCACTGTAACTACTCCATCCACAGAAATACTAGAAACATCTTTAGTTTCAACCGTGCCGTCAGGTAAAACTACACTAAATTTTGGACTGTTACTTGTTGGTAAATCTGTGCTATTTACATCATCAACAGTCATAACAGTTGTTGATGCAACAGCTTTTAATCTTCCTCCCCTTCTAACTCCAGCCCTAACAGGGTCATTGATCTCGATAATTGCTGCTGGACGCACCACAACTCCAGCATCTATTGAAGTACTAAAACTTACTAACTCAGATTCATTTTGTTCAGCAAACAAAATTGCCCTGCCTAACCTTGCAGCTTGCCCTCTAGATGTACAACCAAATGCTTTTACTTGTTTAGTTATTATTCCAAATTTACTTTGTGCTGTTGTATCTTCAACAACCTCATAATCTATCTCTTGACTATCCATATTAAAATATGAAACAGCAACAGCAGTATGCCTTTGCTTTAAACTACTTCCAGAATAATTAAAACCTTCAGATGAAATATTGCTTAAATTAAACAAATAACTTGCATCTTTTGGAGAATCCTGAGAGATGGTAATACTTCCAGCAGACCAAATAGGCATACAACGCATCACCCCTGATAGCTCATTAATAAGATCAAAAGCCTCACTAGATGACTGTATATTTACATTGCAACTAAATCTTGCTTCTTGACTTCCTAAACCATCACTGACAAGTGTATTTGCATATTTGCTTGCAGTGACAAAAGAAAATAAATCAAGATTACTGTCTGTTATATGGTCTCCAAATCCATATCTAGTATTTGTCAAAAGGTCTAATAATATCATTGCTGGGCATGAAGTCCATACAGCAGCACCCATAACCCCATTAAATATATAGCCGTCAGGATAAACTATGCGACCTGTTGCACTGTCAACAGTGGGTGTTCCAGAACTGCTTGCTCCTGTTGATGGTATTCTTACTTTTATTCCCCTAATTCTATATTTTCTTGATGGTATAGAACTAAATTGCTGAGAATCTAATCTTATTAAGTTATATGCAGAATTTGGATAAGTTTGTACATCATCTATAATTTCAGAAAAGCTTGTCCATTGAAAAGAGTCAATCAAACTTGAGTCAGTACTATCTGCTGTTATTCTTGAAACTCTAATATCAACAGGAAATGAACCTGTTACCTCTACTGAAAAGTCTTTCTGGTATGCGTCAGCAGTTCTACCTGTAACAGTATCTGTGTGAACATCAGTGAAACCACCAGAATTATATTGGACAGATATTTTAAATTGGACAGAAGACCCTAATAAATCACCTTCGTTAGTTGCTTTTTGTATTTGTGGAAATGTTATTGAAACTTTTATACGATCAACTGAAGTATTTGTTATTTGTCTTGTTACTGGACTTGCTGCAGTAACAGTTACACCTACTGGAATAGTTGATTGACTACTTTCTATGCCAGCAATTTTAGTTTGATTTGCTGTACCAAATTTTGACTTAAAAGTAACATCTTGAAAATTAAAATCAATAGATGTGGGACTTGATGAACTTGCTGTAGATTTTAATACTGGAGTATCGTTAAGAAAAACATCCTTTAAATAAGCATTTTTATAAGCAGTACTTGTTTTATCTGTAATTCCCTCTTTAGAAGCAGAAGCACTTCCTTCTATTTCCCCTTCAGAAATAAGGTCAAGAAAAGAAGCAAACTGTTTACTGTGCAGAGTATCTGGAGTCTTTGTCGGTTGTCTTGGTGGTGGTGGACTTGGCCTACCACCAGAACCTTTAATAATTTTTCTTTTATCAGTCATGCTTGAACTTGCTCAGTATCTATTCCTCCACTGATAACCACCGAGCCAGTTATGATTTCTCCAAAAACCAAAGGCACTGGAGTTCCAGCCCTTCCTGTTTGTTGAGTTCCACTAAAACTAAATGATAATCTAGGATCTTGTTCCGAACTAAATTCAGGCATTTTAGGAACTGGAAACAACATTCCACTAACACCGCTAAGTACTAAAGATGCACCAATACCAAAAGCAGCTTTAGCTCCAAGACTTGCTCCTGCAAATCCACCAGCACCAGAACCAAAAGCAACCGCATTACCAGCAAAAGCACCAAAAGCACCCATTGAAACAGCTATTAAAGCACCGCCTAGCAAGATTTTTCCTACATTACCTCCAGCACCTTGAACTTCGGGTACAAATTTAATTTCTGATTTACCTACAGGAAAATGAAGTTGGTCTGTATCAATCTCTTCTTCATCTAACAAAACTCTGTAATATCTATTAGCCATATAACTTTCTAACTTAGGAAAATTATTTATCAAAAAACTAACAGCTTGTGCTGTTGAATTAACTGCTACTTCAAACTCTTTATGACCTGTGACCTCTGCTAGATCACCATATAATTTAACTTTCTTGAGCATAGCGTAACCTCATGCCAGTGCATTTTAAAAGCCATTCTGAATATGGCTCTTTACAAGATATTCTATCTGCTAAATGATGCAATACATCACCATCTAAAAAAATCGCCACATGATTCAGTCCTGTTGCCATTATAGACATAAATAATAAATCACCATTTTGTAATTTTTCATCAGGTCTTAATTGCCTAAATCCTGTTCTCCAAGCACAAATTTCAAACATAGGATTTTCAATAAATTCTTCAGGTGTTGTTGGTCTATCCCAATCTCTTAGTCTTATATCTAACTTTTCTTTATACCAATCTCTGACTAAACTCCAACAATCTGTAATTCCCCACACCCAAGGTCTACCAATTAAGGGTGGTTTATATCCAGAAGGCTTACAAAAACCCCACTGTTCTGTTTTTGGATTAACTATATGCCAAATAAGATTACTTTCCTCACAACTAATTAAGTCTGCCTGACTTGCTACTGGTGGTGTAACTGGGTGACTATGTATAACAGCAAGTACTTTGCCTTTATCTTCTGCTTTTACATAGTCCTCTGGATCAATAATGAAGCATTGCTGTGAATAACTAGATAAATTTTTACAAGGGAAATATTTTTCTTTACCTTTAACATTAATCAATAAACCGCAAGACTCTTTTGGATCTTGGCCTTTCGCATGAACCAGTGCATCTTGCTTCCAACTCATATTCTTATTCGACCAATACTTGGAAAATCTTTTCTAGTACATTGACGTTTTGGAGCTCTTACTCCAGCAAGATCAATAGGAGCGGCCAGTTCAAAGCTAACAGCATCTCTTGTTTCTGCTGATTTTCGATCTATTGAATATATTTCTCTAGGAAATTCCGAATTGGCTGGAGTACCAAAAGGATTGACCTGTATTGAGTTTGTAAATTCTGTTGATGATACTGTTGGTGGGTCATTCATTGTAATTGTGCTACCCATTGCATTGCCGTGAACTGTGCAATAATATCTCAAATCATTTGGTGCAGATGGATAAGCTGGTGTATAGGTTACAGTTGCTCCTGATGAACCAGCAGTTCCAGAAACAGTTGTAGTCTGTGCTCCTCCAGCATCAGATTTAATTGCAAAAGGATGTCCACTATTTGAACTATCTGATTGATCAAAAATATAAGTTGAAGCTCTGTCCATTGATATAGGCAGATTAGAACCTGAGTCATTTATTGCAAAAACATTAACTCCATCTACATTAATTACTGTCACTGTAAGAGTAATTGTTTGAACAAAATTTGGATCTGGTGTGACTGTCGTTACTGAAGTTTTTTGTTGTGGAAAATTTGCATTGTCTAAAAACTTAGCAAGAGTTCTTATTCTTGTTACTGTTGCACCTGTTAAATCATTACCAGTTGTTGTTTCATTAACTGTTAAAAGTATTGAAGTTATAGTTCCCAAAGCATTACTTACAGTTAAAGTAGGTCTTGGAATTTGTCCCTTTTGAAAAGCAAAACCTGTTGCTTCTACAGGAAATCTTTGATATGAATTACCTTGCCATATAATTTCTCCATTTGCATTTAAACTAGAACCAGCATGAAATCTGTATGTAGTGGCAGAACCGTGTAAAGCCGTAGTTGTAGTCAATTCAAAAAGTTCTATTATTGACGATGGATTTATTCCTTGTAAATCACTTATTACACTTGAACTCATGGTTCAAATACCTCTCTAAAAGTTGTATTAATTTTTGCACGATTGTTAGATGGTATTGTTTTATTCCATTGTTGACAGACAAATTTTCTTTCGCCTGATAATGTTATCGAAACATTACCACTATTAGTAGCACTAGCAGCAGCAGTGACGGTAAAAGTATTTACTGTCGGTTGAGTTACAACAACAAAAACTCCATCAACTGCTGAACCAGAGGTAAAATCTATCGTTACAACATCATTAACAGCTAAACCATGATTTGTAATTGTGATAGTAATTGTGGTGCTGTTTGATTGTACATAAGTTCCTGTTTTTGTAAAGCCTTCAGATGGTGGAGTAAAATCAAAACTTGCTTGATCGTTTACTCTGCTATTTAAAAAAGCAGTCAATACATCTGCTTCAGTTTCTGAAACATCAAACTGCAAAGTATATTCTTTAGGATTTTGATGGATAGCTAATCCAAAAAATATTCTGTGTTCATAACCATCTATAAATCTGACAGTCCTTATGTTCGGATTTGTTCTTTTAGAAAACGAAGAATAACTTGGAGTTATTGAAGGAAAAGTAGCCATTATGAAAGTAAACCTCCAGCACGTTTTTGATTTATTATCTCTGCTTGAATAGCAGACGCAAGAGCAAGTCCAAATTGTTTGCTGTTGTTTTCATCAGCATCAACACTTGCCCCACCATTAACATCTACATTAACAACAATATTATTTGTAGTTCCACCCATTTTGTTATTTGGTATAACAGTTCCAGCAGTAGAAGGAACAAAAAGTTCTGGGCCTCTTTCTCCTACTATTGATGGTCTGCCTACTGGCGGCCTACCTCCATCAGCAAATGTAGGTAAGTTTTTAAATAATCCTGTTGCTCCACCAAACGCAGAGAATAAAAGTGTATTTATACCAAGCCTTAAAAACTGATTAGCAATATCACCTAGCAAGTTCTTAGCGGCATCTGCAAGCGATTTAGTGCCATTTACAACACCAACTAAAGCATCAGATACACCTGTTGCAAGCGTATCGCCAATTTTTGCAAACGCATCATTTAGCTTGGCTGTTTCAGTTTTTGTTTCTTCAATTTTCTTTTTTAATTTACCTGTTTTTTCTGCATTTTCTTCAACTTTTTGTCCAAAAGATGTTGTTAATTCGTTTATTTTAGTTTGTACTAGACTTATTCCAGAAAACTTGAGAATAAATTGGGCAACTGGGTTCTCATCAATAAACTTTGCTATTGCTTGAAAAGCTTTGATGAACATACTAACTATTTTTCCTATTGATCTCCCTGCAACAACAGAAGCTTGAACAACACTTTCTGTAAACGTAGTAACAGCTTCTTTGACAGCAATCCAACCATTTTCAAGACCTTGAACAACATTAATAGCATCTACACCTATTTCCTGTGCAATAGCTTGTCCAACTCCACTAATCACAGCAAAGAATTGTCTAAAAGGTAAAATTGCTAATTTGACCGCAATAGCTAAAGCTTCAACAGTCACAGCAGTAACTTTAAGAGTTTCTCTGATAATTGCACCAAACTCAGAACCTTCTCCAGCCAAGTTTGTAAATGCACTACCAAGTCTTGTGAGTTGTCCTTGAATTGTGTTTGAAGAAGTTGTTGCTGCATCTGCGGCTGTGCCTTGTGCATTTGCCTGATTTTCTAGGTTCTTATTGAAAGATACAAGTTGATCGTTTAATAAAGGTAAAACTGCCGTTCTTGCTTCAACAGATCCGAATAACAAAGCAAGTGTTTCTTCACTAGCTCCACCTTTATCGACCACTTCCTGTAAAACACCACCCAGACCTTTTGATTTAAGTGCAGAAGCACTAAAGTCTATACCTAACTTTTTAGCAGCTTTCGCAGCTTCACCTGTTGGCTTTTGTATCGCAGCAATAACTTGTCGTAGTCCAGCAAAGGTAGATTCAACAGGAACACCAGTTGCAGTGACACTAGATATTGCCGCATTAAG